CCATATGCAGACGTTAAAGTTACCGGCATCAAAATTCGTGGTACTGGCGCTGCGACTAAAGGCACGATGGCTCGGGGGCCGATGGCGTGAACTATGCTCAGCTTGTAGTTGCGGTCTCCGACTATACGGAGAATACGTTCCCTACTGTGGATATGGATACGTTCATTAAACAGGCGGAACAGCGCATCTACAACACGGTTCAGTTTCCTTCGTTACGTAAAAACGTAACGGGCGTGACAAGCCCCGCAAACAAGTATCTTGCTTGCCCGAATGACTTCTTGTCCACATATTCGCTAGCCGTCATCAACACAGACGGCAGCTATGAGTATCTGTTGAACAAAGATGTTAACTTCATTCGCCAAGCGTACCCGCAACCTACTGATACTGCACTCCCCAAGTACTACGCGCTGTTTGGCCCCCAGACTAGCGCCCCGACAGAATTGACGTTTATCCTCGGCCCAACTCCAAATGCCGCATACACAATGGAGTTGCATTACTTCTTCTACCCAGAATCAATTGTCACCGCAGGTACAACTTGGCTGGGTGATAACTTTGATACGGTGTTGTTATACGGGACGCTCGTTGAAGCGTACTCCTACATGAAGGGTGAGCAGGACATGATGGCGTTGTACGACGGCAAGTATAAAGAAGCGCTAAGTCTTGCTAAACGTCTGGGCGATGGTCTCGAAAGAGGCGACGCCTATCGTGATGGTCAAGCCAAAATCAAGGTTACCTGATGCCGTTTACGGGAAACTGGACAACCAACACGTTTAAGACTGGGCTTCCTAGTGGGACGTTCAACTTCAACACGGGTACGACGCAGGTCTTCAAGATTGCGTTGTACACCAACGCAGCTACGTTAGATGCAACCACTACGGGATACACCGCTACTGGAGAAGTTGTCGCTTCGGGATATACCGCTGGCGGTCAGACACTTGTTATCAGTCAAGTACCTACTGTTGGTAATACAGGCACGACTGCGTACTGGTCATTTAATAACGCCGTCTGGACTACTGCGGTTACTGCGCGGGGGGCGTTGATCTATTTGGCGGACGGTGCTTCTAATCCAGCGGTTTGTGTTTTGGATTTTGGTGCAGATAAAACGTCAGCAACCACGTTCACGGTGCAGTTCCCCGCAGTGACCAATACTTCTGCAATAATCAGGATCGTGTAATGATAGTCAACACAATTCACGGCGAGATGGACGACTCTCTTCTGGAGAAAAAAGAAGGTTCGTTAGATAATGATATTGAGTTCACCACTTGGACTGAGTATTGGCTTGACGATGAGTTGGTTCATCGTTCTGCTCACGTTACCTTAAAGACTTCACCATTTATGGCGCTTGAAGCTGCGTCGATAGGATAATCATGGCAAATTCCCAATCCATGTGTACATCGTTCCTCGGGGAGTTGCTAACCGCGACTCACAATTTTGGGGTTGCGCCGACTCGCGGAGCATCAACTGCGGACACGTTTAAAGGCGCGCTGTATCTGGCAAGTGCGACGCTTAATGCAAGCACGACGGTCTATTCAACCACTGGCGAAGTCACAGGTACTAACTATACCGCTGGCGGTGTGACGGTCACCAACGCGACGGCTCCAACATCTACCAACAGTTCATCTACTGCGGGTGTTGGGTACTGGACGCCTTCTGCTTCGATTACCTATACAAACGTCACGCTCGGCACTTCGTTTGATACGGTGCTTATTTACAACTCAACGCAAAGTAACAAGGCGGTGTCTGTTCACACGTTTGGCTCGCAGACAATCACGGCTGGAAATTTCACGTTGACGATGCCAGCAAACACAACTACCACCGCGCTTATTCGGTTAGCGACGACTTAAAATGGCTACCGGCTGGGGCGTTAATACTTGGAGTGGTGGTACGTGGGGTGGCTTTGAAACCATCCCAACGAGCGTAACTGCTTCTGGTTTTGTAGGCGCACCGGGTGTATCGGTAACAGTAGGGATTAGCGGGGCCTCTGCATTCGGTGCTGCTGGCAACGCCATATTTTCTATAGCCACTACCGGGGCGGTAGCCGCAGGTAGCGCAGGTGTCTTTAGTGTCATATCCGCACAGGCAGTATCTGGCGTTTCAAGCAGCGCAGCAGTACAATCCGTTTCTATTGGAGATCGCCTGATTGCTATCACAGGATGCCCCGCTATGGGGAGTGCTGGCAACTTTGGCTATAGGTACTGGAGCGTTATTGATGCTGGTCAAACACCAAATTGGACTGGCATTACCACGACTGAAAACGCTAACTGGACTGAGTTAGTAAACGCTTAAAGGATTTGAAATGGCAACTTCATATACCTCGCTTCTAGGGCTTGCCCTCCCTGCTACGGGGGAGTTGTCAGGCACTTGGGGCGATACGGTCAACAATTACATATCGACGTATATTGACTCTGCTGTTGCCGGTACTTTGACGGTCAGCGGGGATACAACTCTTACCAAGACAACCGGCTCCGCGCTGGGGTCTACTTCATCTCAATATGCGATTATCATCGCCTCGGGCCTTTCTGCAAACATCACTATTACCGCGCCCGCAGCAAGTAAATCCTATGTTGTTATCAATACGTCAGCGACGTACACGGTCACTATACGAGGCGCTGGCCCAACGACAGGGGTAACGATTGCTGTAAGCGACAAAGCTCTTGTAGCTTGGAACGGCTCAGACTTTGTTCGAGTTGGCGCTTCTGCTGGTGGTTCAAACACACAGGTTCAATATAACAGTTCTGGCAATCTAGCCGGTTCCGCAAACCTGACGTTCAACGGCACGACATTAACAGCAAACACACTAAGCCTGACTAACGCTCTTGGAGTAGCTTCTGGCGGCAGCGGGGCAGCTACATTTACCGCTAACAGCGTACTGCTTGGAAACGGAACTTCAGCGTTTCAAGTAGTGGCTCCCAGCACGGCAGGAAACGTACTAACGTCTAACGGTACTACTTGGCAAAGTACAGCACCTGCGGCTTCTGGCGTATCTCAGGCAAAGGCCACAATGATTTCTCTAGTTTTTGGCGCAATTTAAGGACCCGTCATGGCAAATCCAAACCTTCTTGCCGCGACGACGGCATCCGGCACTACTACTTATTACACACCTACTGGAACGTCAGCGGTTGTGCTTGTACCAAACGCGGCATCATCTGGTCAGGTTTTCAAGATTAACCAGATTGTTGCTACGAACGTCAACGGCTCATCTGCTGTAAACGCTACGGTAAGTATTTACACCAACGGTGCTCAGGCACAGGGTAATGCGCCATCGAGCGGAACGGCGTACCCAATTGCTTCGACCATCTCGGTCCCGGCAAACGCTGCGCTGATTGTAGTGGACAAAACTACTCAGTTGTACCTGCAAGAAGGCACATCAATCACGGTGACTTCCGGCACAGCAAACGGAATTACTTATAGCATCTCGTACGAAGTCATAAGCTGATGTCTATGCGCTACAAAGGCGGGGTCATATCGGCCACGCCACCAACTACATCGACAGGTTCAGCCACGGGCGTCTGGACCCTTGTTCAACAGCTTCAAGCGCAAGCGGCTGGGACTTGGCCTATTGCAATTGCTGGTCCTTATTGGATTGGGTTTTTAGGCGGTGTTCTAGGTGATGTTGGCCGTTCAGTTGCAGTAGATTCTTCTGGCAATGTTTATCTGTGCGGGCAATCAAGCACAAGCGGCATTCAAATAGCTAAATACAATACGTCTGGCACTATTCAATGGCAAAGGGGTTTGGGTAGTGGTGGTGATGTTGGCTATTCAGTCGCACTAGATTCATCTGGAAATGTTTATGTTTGTGGGTATTCAATCGCAAGCGGCTCCTCTTTCAATCTTCAAATAGCCAAATACAATACTTCTGGAACAATTCAGTGGCAAAAAAGTTTAGGAGGAGCTGCATCCGAAATTGGCTATTCAGTTGCAGTAGACTCTTCTGGTAATGTTTATGTCTGCGGGAATTCAGATGCAAGTGGAACTGCCGACTTTCAAATAGTTAAATACAATACTTCTGGCACTATTCAATGGCAAAGGCGTTTGGGTAGTGGTAGTGATGTTGGCTATTCAGTCGCAGTAGATTCCTCTAGTAATGTTTATGTTTGTGGGTATTCAGATGCAAGCGGCTCTCCAGATTTTCAAATAGCCAAATACGATACGTCTGGCACTATTCAATGGCAACGACGTTTAGGAGGAGCTTCAAGTGATATTGGCTATTCAGTCGCAGTAGATTCCTCTGGCAATGTATATGTTTGTGGATATTCAGAAGCAAGTGGAACTGCCGACTTTCAAATAGTTAAATACAATACTTCTGGAACAATACAGTGGCAAAGACGTTTGGGAGGAGGCTCAAGTGATTATGGCTATTCAGTAGCAGTAGATTCCTCTAGTAATGTTTATGTTTGTGGGGGTTCAGAAGCAAGTGGCCTTAATAATTTTCAAATAGCTAAGTACGATACGTCTGGAACTATTCAATGGCAGAGGAGTTTAGGTGGTTCTGGCTCTGAAATTGGTTTTTCCGTTGCAGTAGATTCCTCTGGCAATGTATATGTTTGTGGATATTCAAACGCAAGCGGCAATAATGATTTTCTTTTTGCAAAACTCCCCGGCGACGGTTCTTTAACTGGAACGTATACAGTTGGCGGGTACTCATTTACTTATGTCGCATCTTCTCTTACCAATGCCGTATCTAGCCTTACTGACGCAGCCTCCTCTTTAACAGACGCTGCTACTTCACTTACTGATGCAGTATCCACACTTACTAGCGCCACATCGTCTTTAACCTCTTCAGTGACCACACTATGAGTTCATACATCAAACTATCGACCAATGAATTTCCCCGCCACATTGGGGACATTGAGATTGACCCAGCGGGTATGGCTGATTACGCTCACGTTGAGTGGGTGGAGATGCCGGAGTTTGACCCGAAGACCCAGCGCTGTGATGCAGGAGCACCGCAGCAGACTGACGGCACTTGGTACTGGACATGGACGGTGCGCGACGCTACCCCAGAAGAGATTGAATTGGCTAATCGCCCGTTTGACCCGCTCGACCCATTTCGACGGATAACCAATGTCTAAACGCTATCCCGGTGGGTTAATCACCAAGACCCCCGTAACCCCCACATCAGTATCTGCCCCCGGCATGTGGACGCTGGAGCAAGCAACCCAGTATATCAAGGATGGGACATGGCCTGTTCCAATTAGTAGTGCAAGCTGGATTGGAACGCTTACTTCTAGTGTTCAAACGCGGACAATAACGGTTGATGCCGCTGGCTTTGTTTATATGGCTGGCTATTCTTTGTCTTCTCCAGATGCTTTCATTACAAAATATAGCTCCTCCGGCTCCATACAATGGCAAAAAAAATTAACTAACATTGGTCAAGCAAGGGGGATTACTGTTGATTCTTCTGGCAACGTGTATGTTGTTGTGTTTTATAACAACAACACTTTTATTACTATTAAATTAAATAGTTCTGGCGTTATTCAGTGGCAAAGACAAGCGTCTGGAGGTTCTGGAGCTAACCTTGCTTACGGTATATCTGTAGATACTTCTGGAAACGTGTATGTTGCGGGTTATTGGACCGCATCTCCTTTTAGCCCTTTAATTTTTAAATACAATAATTCTGGAACTTTTCAATGGGGAAGGTCTATTAGCTCTGGGGTTAATACAGAATGCTATTGCGTTACGACAGACAACTCAGGAAATGTTTATATTGCTGGGCGCAATTTAACTGAAGATGGTTTAAGAGGCAATGTTTTAGTCATTAAACTTGACTCTGCTGGTAATATCCAGTGGCAAAGCGATATTGGCGATGGCACTGCTGTGGACTACGGTTATGACATAAAAACAGACTCTTCTGGTAATGTTTATGTTGCTGGAGTAGTTTCATACAATATGTGGGTTGGTAAATTTAATAGTTCTGGCGCTGTTGTATGGCAAAAAAAATTAACTAGCACAGTCCAAAGCGGTGGTGTTTTTTTAGATTCTTCTAATAATGTCTATGTTGTTGGCTACGGATTTGTTTCTAGCGTGTACCGACTTGTTATTGCCAAATACAACAATTCTGGGACCATTCAATGGCAAAGGATGTTGGGCACTTCTAGCGGCGATTCTTATGGCTACGGAATTGCAATAGATTCTTTTAATAATATATGCGTATGTGGGTTGTTAAGCGTATCTAGTGTAAACAACGCAGTTTTTGCAAGACTTCCTAGTGACGGTTCGTTAACCGGGACATATTCTGTTGGTGCGTATTCTTTTGTGTATGAGGCGTCTTCTTTTACAGACAGTTCCACTTCCTTCTCAGTTGTATCAACCCTCCTTACTGCCGCTTCTGCTTCGCTTACGCAAACTACTTCTTCGCTAACGCCTACAGACACTACCTTTACTTCCTCAGTTACCACGCTATGACCGAGAAACTGGAAGCCAAGAGTCAACTCATTGAGAAGACGGCGTTTGCCGTGCTTCCAATTCTCTTCACCTGCGTGGTCTATTTGATGTCTGCGCTTGATAAACTAACGCACGATGTGACGGTACTCAACGCCAAAATTAGTCTTGTGGTCACAAGTGACAACAAGCAAGCAACCAACAGTGGTGCTGAACTTGCCAGAGAAAAACTCAGGCAAGACCTTGAGAAAGAAATCCAGCGCAACCGTGACATGATTCACGACAACCAGAAGCACATAAGCATCATTGAAGATCGTATGGCAAGAAAGTAACTTCCCTGTCTTACACGTACGGTAAAATCACGACGGGCACCCGCCCATCAACCCCCGGAGATTCCCATGAAAGACTTGATCATTGATGCGATTGACGGCTCGGAGCCGATTGATGCGCTGAACGGTTTGTTCTCTGTTGCATTTGCTGTCGCTGTTGAAAGCGGCATCAACGAGTTCACCCTGAGCAGCCTCTTCTCTTCACACATCGAAGCGCAGTTTGAAGTTGCTGCCAACGCAGTTGCTGAAGCAGACGACGCTGAAGAAGCTGAAGAAGACGACGAACAGACCGACAACTAAGGTCCGGCCCCGGTGCGACCCACCGGGGTATTTCAATGCTGTTCTGCGCCGTCTGCCGTGGAGAGTTTCTCCGAGAAGACCTGACCGTTCACGGGCGCAAGGATTATTTTCTCTGTAGTAAGTGCAAGTCGGACGTAAACCGGCTTGACCGTTTTGGATTGTCTCCATCAGATTATGACTTCCTGTTGAAACTTCAGGGGTATAATTGCGCTATCTGCCACAAACCTCTCAAGCTCAAGCAGTACAAATTTGCAGTAGACCACTGCCACGACTCTGACGATGTTCGTGGGATTTTGTGTGTGCGGTGTAACACAGCGCTAGGTAGCTTTGATGATGACCCGGACATGATCCTGCGAGCCGCAGAATACTTGAACAACCCGCCAGCCTTGGGTAGAGTCAAGAAACATGACGGGCGCAAAAAGGTGACATTCCTTCGGGACGAGTACATAAGGATGCACGGAAATGACTGAAAAACTTGAAGCCAAGAGTCAGCTTATCGAGAAGACTGCCTTTGCCGTGCTCCCGATTTTGTTCACCTGTGTGGTGTACCTAATGTCCGCGCTAGACAAGTTGACCCATGAGGTCACTGTACTTAACGCCAAAATCTCCCTCGTTGTTACATCCGACAACAAGCAAGCCGTGAACTCTGGCGCGGAACTAGCGAGGGAAAAATTACGGCAAGAGCTTGAGAAAGAAATTCAGCGCAACCGTGACATGATTCATGACAATCAGAAGCACATCAGCATCATCGAAGACAGAATGGCGAGGAAATAATGGCTGACTTCAACTCTGCCTTTGAGCAAATGATCCGCGACGAAGGCGGGTACGTTCTTCACACTATTCCCGGTGATACGGGTGGGATGACCTATGCTGGAATTGCACGAAACAAAAACCCCCAGTGGCCGGGATGGAACCTCATTGACCACAAAGAAACTAACAATCCGCTCCTTACTGGGATGGTGCGCTCGTTCTATAAGGCTGAGTTTTGGGATCGTCTTAGAGGGGATGAGATTGCGAACCAAGTTGTTGCGGAATCGGTTTTCAACTTCGGCGTAAACACTGGGATGGGCGTCGCGGTTAAGCTGGCGCAGTTGATTGTTGGCGCTACCCCGGATGGCGCGGTTGGAAATGTAACCTTGCAGAAGTTCAACAATGCTGAACCGGAATCGTTTAAGAAATCCTACGCTTTGGCAAAGATCACCCGTTACGCGGACATTTGCAATAAAAACAGAACGCAATCCAAATTCTTATTAGGTTGGATAAATCGCACTTTGAAAGGGCTTAAGTAATGGACTTGATTGGTATTGGGTCGATAATTGAAGGCGTTGGCAAAGTTGCGGATTCGTTGGTCACGACGGACAAGGAGAGGCTCCAGATGGCGCTGGAGGACCGCAAGCTCGACCTTGAGGAAAAGAAAATTGACCAAGCCACTGACTTGGCACAGGTTGAGGTCAATAAGATTGAAGCGGCTTCTACTAACTGGTTTGTCAGTTCTTGGCGTCCTGCTGTGGGCTGGGTTGGGGTTGCAGGTTTGGCTTACCAATTTCTTGGCTACCCGCTGATGCAGTGGTGTTGGGCTTTTGGTCAAGGAGTGGATATAATTCCAAAAGGGTTAGCTCCTCCCCCGGATCTTGACGTTGAGCAACTCATGACGCTTCTTGCCGGTCTCCTTGGATTTGGTGGTATGCGCAGCTTTGAAAAAAGCAAGGGCGTTGCGAGCAAGTAATGCTAAAAAAGATATTGTTCAAAGCGGGAGTTAACAGGGAAAACACGCGGTACACCAACGAGGGGGGTTTCTACGAATCAGAGAAGATTCGTTTTCGGCAAGGCACGCCTGAGAAGCTCGGCGGCTGGTTACAGATTTCGGCTGATACATTCCTTGGTCTTTGCCGTTCACTCTGGTCTTGGGTGACGCTTGGTGCACAGAACTTGATGGGCGTCGGCACAAACCTGAAGTTCTACATTGAGAATGGTGGCGCTTACTACGACATCACCCCTATCCGTAAAACTAGCACGCTGACTAATCCGTTCACCACAGACACTACAACTAACTCTGGCGGGTTCACAACAATCACTGTTGCGGATACAGCCAACGGCGCTACGACTGGAAGTTACATAACAATTTACTACTCTGGTGCGACCCCAACTGTTGGGGGTGTGACTATTACTCCCGGCCAGTATGTAATTGTTTCAGGTGGTACAAACGCCTACACTATTTCGGTTCCCGGTACAGCGTCATCCAACACAACGGGTGGCGGAACAGTCTATATTTCATATCAAGTAAACACCGGGCCTGAGTTTGCCGTACCGCTTACTGGTTGGGGCGCTGGTGGGTGGGGTTTGGGCACTTGGGGTAATGGCAGTACATCTACCAATGCGTTGCAGCTTTGGAACCAGATGAACTATGGGCAAAACTTGCTCTACGGCCCGCGCGGTAGCCCTCTTTATTACTGGGATGCCAATACAGGTTATTTAAATACTACGTTTACCGTGACAATTGCCAGTCCCGCCGTTTTTTCTCTGGGGTACGCGCTGGATAACGGGACAGCAGTCACACTAAATACAACAGGTTATCTACCCACAGGTTTGATTCCGGGTACGGTGTATTACGTCATCAATGCTAGCGGCGCTACGTGCAATCTGTCCGCCACCTACGGCGGCAGTGCTATCAACACAACAGGCACGCAGTCTGGTACGCAGTCTATCTCTGCACGCGGTTACCCGCTTGCAAGCGTAGGTGGATCGGACGGCTACGCGCCGCTGTACCAGAATACATTCACTGTGTCTGACGCCAGCCGATTTATCTTGGTGTTTGGCACTAACGACTACGGCAGCACAATCCTTGACCCGATGCTGATTCGTTGGTCAGACCAAGAATCTTTGACTACTTGGTTCCCTGCAATTACTAACCAAGCTGGTAGTTTGCGGTTGTCGCACGGCTCTGAGATTGTTACGACCGTGCAGAGTCGGCAAGAGATCGTTGTTTTTACTGATTCGTCTCTATACTCTTTGCAGTATTTCGGTCCCCCCACAGTGTGGGGCGCACAACTTCTTGGCGACGGCATTTCAATTGCTGGGCCAAACGCTGTTACGCTAGCCTCTGGGGTTATATATTGGTTGGGCACAGACAAGTTCTACAAGTACGATGGGCGTGTACAGACGCTTAGCTGTGATCTTAGGCAGTATGTATTTAACGACATAAACCAAGCGCAGTCAGAACAGTTTTTTGCTAGTACAAATGAGGGCTTTAACGAAGTCTGGTGGTTCTACTGCTCCGCCAATAGCACGGTTATAGATAGGTATGTGATCTACAACTACTTGGAAAACATTTGGTATTACGGCACGATGGGCCGTACGGCGTGGATCGACAGTGGTTTGAACGACTACCCAATTGCTGCTACTTATTCCAACAATCTGGTGTGGCATGAGAACGGTGTGAACGACTGTACGGATTCAATTACTGGGTTGCCTATTGAGTCATACATCTTGTCGTCTCAGTTCGATATTGACGACGGGCACAACTTCGGGTTTGTGTGGCGCATGCTTCCAGATCTTAAATTTGTTGGGTCTACTGCCGCAAGTCCGCAGGTAACCATGACGCTGTACCCCATGCAGAACTCTGGTTCAGGATATAATAACCCACTATCGGTGGGGGGCAACGCCTTCGCTACGTCTACCCGGACATCTACGTATCCGATTGAGCAGTACACCGGACAGATCTACACCCGCGTACGTGGACGCCAGATGGCGTTTAAGATTGAAGGAAACCAGCTTGGGCTGCAATGGCAGCTTGGTTCTCCCCGTATCGACATTCGTAATGACGGTCGCAGATGAGTAATATCGTAGCCCCGCGTCTACCCAACTCAACGGTTGAGTACGACCAAAACTATATTAACGACCTCACCAATATCTTACGGTTGTACTTCAATCAAGTTGATAGAGCGGTTAATCGACCAAGTACTCCCGTAACGGTAGCTCAGTTATCAAGCGCGGTTGTATCTGGTGTAGGTGCTAGGGGGTTTGTTATTGATTCTTCTGTGTCTACATTTGGCTCCACGGTAGCCGGTGGCGGGTCAACAAAAGTGCCTGTATATTCGGACGGCACGAATTGGAAAGTTGGATAACTATGAGCCTACAAAATCTTGCCCAGCAGCTAGCCGCCCAAGGTCGAGGCGGAGACACAATCCTTGCGCACATCAACCCTCAAGAAGCGGCGCTGCTTAAATCCCTTGGCGGGTCGGGCACGATAAATCCAAACACGGGGTTGCCTGAGTACTTTAATCCTTTTAATATTAACAACTACACCGGCAAAGAAGGACTGCTTCGCAAAACTGTTCTTGATGACATCCTCGGCGTAAACACAAGCCAAGGTACTGGGCTTGCTGGGTCAATCATCGATAACCCAATTCTTGCGCCAATTGCGGGGGCGGGACTGGCTATGATCCCCGGCGTAGGTCCACTGCTGGCAGCGGGGATGGTTGGCGGGTTTACAGGTATACAGAGCGGCAGCTTGAAGAACGGTTTGATAGCTGGTCTGGGCGCTTATGGTGGCGCTAGTCTTGCAGGTTCTTTGGGGGCTGGAGCTAGTGCTGGGCTTGATCCGCTTGCGGGCACTTTTAACTCGGGCACCGTTGCACCTATTGTAGAGGGTACGGCTTCTTATACCGCTCCAAGTGCGGCAGGTTTGGGGGCAGATGTTATGTACGGCCCTAGTTCTAGTGCAGTAAGTGCGGCAAAAAGTGCCGTAAGCCCGGGTCTTCTGGAAAAGTTTACAAAGGCCCCGCTTAGCACACTAGGTGGTGGTAACCCGTATATTGGTGCGGGGGTGGCTGCGCTTCCGGTAATGGCGGCTATTTCCAGCGGGCAAAAAACAGAAATGCCCACACTGGAATCAGTCACACCCGACAGTTACATCCGTCCGTACTTACTTAGACGCACACAAAACACAGCACCGCGCAGTGGGCCGGGAGAGTACCGTTATTTTATTGATGAGTTGATAGCGGAGAATCCGTATCTAGCAAAAAGAAAATTGGCAACCGGCGGAGCGATTGCTTTTAACGAAGGCGGACTAGGTTCGTTGGGCGGCTACTCTGATGGGGGGCGCTTACTTCGCGGTCCGGGTGATGGCGTATCTGACAACATCCCGGCAACTATTGGGGATCGCCAACCCGCGCGGCTAGCCGATGGGGAGTTTGTTGTACCGGCACGCATCGTGTCTGAGATTGGCAACGGCTCAACCGAGGCAGGTGCGCGTAAACTGTACGCAATGATGGACCGTGTTCAACGGGCACGGCGCAAGACGGTTGGCAAAAACAAAGTAGCCGCCGACACAAACGCAGAACGTTTGCTGCCCGCATAAGGAAAGATCATGGCCGCTGAACCGCAAGTTATCCAGCAGACGCAGACAACAATACCGGACTATGCTCAACCGTATGTTGAGCGCATGTTGGGGCAGGCGGAAGCCTACACGCTAAGTAATTTAATCCCCCAACTTTACCCTAACGCTAGGTTTGCAAACACCGACGTACTTAGTCAGCAGGCGTACAACACGCTCCAGAATATGGGGCTTGGCGCTGAAGCGGGTAACTCGCTTCAGAACGCTTACAACCTAGCTGCGCAGGCGGGGCAGTCTAAGTACCTCCCAAGCACGTACCGCAATCAATACACAACGCCCAACGCATACGTACCGAATCAGTTTAGCTATCAGTCGGCATCCCCGCAAGGCGCGCAGTACTTTCAGATGCAGCAGCCACAAAATGTGGTGGGGTCTACGGCGAATGCTGCACAACTTGGTTATGCGCCAACTGCGTTTATTGAGAGGATGCGTGCGGATCAACTGGGCGCATCTCCTACTGCTGTAGCTCAAGCTATGCAGGCCGCGCAGATGGGGGCAGCGCCTACGGTTAGTGGGCAGACCGGGCTGGCTTCGCTTCTTGCTGCTTTCCCCCAGATGCAGGCGGCGCAAGCATTACAAACTGGCTTGGGTAGTGCGGCCACTATGGGCGCAGCGCAACTCGGTCTGTCTCCAGAAGCGCGTGCTGCACAGATGCAAGCTGCGCAACTTGGTATGTCTCCAGAAGCGCGTGCTGCACAGATGCAGGCGGCGCAAGCAGCACAAACTGGCTTGGGTAGTGCGGCTACTATGGGCGCAGCTCAGCTTGGTATGTCTCCAGAAGCACGTGCTGCACAGATGCAAGCAGCGCAACTTGGTGTGTCTCCAGAAGCGCGCGCAGCACAGATGCAAGCAGCGCAACTCGGTCTGTCTCCAGAAGCGCGTGCTGCACAGATGCAAGCTGCGCAGGCCAATCTTACGCAATTAAACGCCGCACCAACATACACTGGGCAGCAGCTTAACTATTCCCCACAAAGTCTTAGTTATCAAACTGCCAACGCTGAGCGTGTTAATGCTCTGCCACTGCAACAGTTGCAGATGCAAGCCGCGAAGGATGTCTCGGGGCTACCTTCTGTAGCTGCCAATCAAATAAATGCCGCTACTACTAACTACGCCCCGAACTTGCAGCAGTATGCAATGGGACCGGCGCAGCAAGTAAGCACGCAGTCTTTTGCGACCCCCAGCGCGGCTGCGGCGTACATGTCTCCATACATGCAGAGCGTGGTGGACATCCAGCAGCGCGAAGCACAACGCCAAGCAGACATTCAATCGACCAAGCGCGGTGCTCAGTTTGCTCAAGCCGGAGCTTTTGGTGGATCGCGTCAAGCAATCGAGAATGCCGAGGCTGCTCGCAATCTGGCTACACAGAAAGGCGATATCCAATCTCTAGGTTTACAGTCGGCATACCAGCAAGCGCAACAACAATTCAATGCTGAACAACAGGCACGGGTATCTGCGCAACTAGCAAACCAACAAGCGGGGCTTACAGTAGGACAGCAGAACTTAGCGGCTAAATTGGGAGTACAGCAGCTTGGCACACAAACCGGCACACAGCTAGCGCTTGCAAATCTTAGCAACCAACAACAGGTCGCAGTGCAAAACGAGGCCAACAAGCTGCAAGCGCAGGGGATGAACTCCCAACAAGCTTTGCAGGCGGCGCTTGCTAACCAACAGGTTCAACAACAGACAGGATTGCAGAATCTTAGCGCGCTGCTTCAAACGCAGGGTCTTGGCGCGCAGACAGGGTTAACTGCGCAGCAGTTAAACCAACAATCAGGTCTTCAAGCTGCACTGGCTAATCAACAAGCCGGAATGCAGACCGGACAGTTCAATCAACAGCAGGCGTATAACACCGCGTTACAAAACGCGCAAATGTTGCAACAACAGCAGCTTGCTAATCAGGGGGTGCAAGGTCAGTACGGTCTACAACAAGGCCAGATGAATCAGGCAGTTAGTTTGCAGAACGCTGCACAACAACAAGCCGCCAGCGCAGCAAACCAACAGTCAGCCAATCAAATTGCACTAGCTAATCAAGGATTGGCCGGTCAGTATGGGCTTCAGCAAGGCTCAATGAGCCAAGCAGCTAACGCTGCTAACCAACAGTCAGCCAATCAAATTGCACTAGCTAATCAAGGATTGGCCGGTCAGTATGGGCTTCAAAACGCACAGTTGCTGCAAGGAGCCAGCGCAGCAAACCAACAGTCAGCCAATCAAATTGCGCTAGCTAATCAGGCACTGACTGGTCAGTATGGACTACAACAAGGGCAACTTACGCAAGCAGCCAACGCTGCTAACCAAGCCGCATTAAACCAGTATGGCTTGCAACAAGGCCAAATGAATCAAGCAGTTAATTTGCAAAATGCTGCACAACAACAAGCAGCCAGTGCCGCAAATCAACAGTCAGCCAATCAAATTGCGCTAGCTAATCAGGCACTGACTGGTCAGTATGGACTACAACAAGGGCAACTTACGCAAGCAGCCAACGCTGCT